ATAAGAAACATCTTGTACAATACAATCAAAATATCTACACAGATGAAATGTCAGAACCTTATTTAAGAGTTTGGACAAAACCTGTAACATCTTACGCTAAAAATTATTCAAAATTTGATGTATCTTTGGCCCCAATTAAAAACCATATGTTTAATAGAATGAAATCTCAATTAAAAGTTATTGAAGCAGGATTCTACAAGAAAGCATTAATCGCCTCAAACATTGGACCATATACTTTGGATTTGAAACATTGTTTGAAAAATGGTGAATATGTTGATGGGAATGCTTTATTAGTAGATGAGGTTAGAAACCACTCTGATTGGGCAAAACACATGGAGAAATTAATCAAAAACCCTAACATGGCGAAAGACATGGGAGAAAGATTGTATGAAACCGTTAAGGATAAATATGATTTGAATATAGTAACAAAAGACAGAGCAGAATTTTATAAGTCAATTATATGATACACATACCATTAAATAAGATTTTATTTTTAGATATTGAAACCGTTGGTATTGAACCGACTTGGGAATCTTTATGTATGAATAGACCGGAACTTTCATTCCAATTTGAGAAATATTTTGATTGGTTTCAAAAACGATTTCCTGAAGATGCGGATGAAGGTCCGGGAAAAATGTTCGTAAACAGGGCTGCATTAGTACCTGAATTCTTAAGAATTGCTTGTGTTAGTGTGGCATTTGTTGCACCTGATGGTACCACAAAAATGGAATCATATAGTAATGTTGACGAAAAAGAATTATTGAAAGATGTTCAAAAAATGCTTCATCGTACCGGTGAGTTAGGATTTTTCCTTTGTGGTCATAATGTTAAAGGATTTGATATTCCTGTTCTTGCAAAAAGAATGATTATGAACGGGTTATTACCACCAAAAATATTACCAGGTCATGACACTAAACCTTGGGAAGTTAAGGCACTTGACACTAAAGAAGTTTGGCAGTATGGAGGTTATGGTTCAATCGCATCATTAGAATTAATGTGTGTTTGTTTAGGCGTTGAATCTTCTAAGAATATGGAAGTTACCGGTAATAAAGTTCATGAGGCGTTTTGGGATAAAAAAGATATCAAAGGAATTGTTGAGTATTGTGAAAAGGACGTTGAGGTATTGATAGACGTAATTAAAAAATTAAAAGAATTAGTATAATGATTGAAGGTATTAACGGTAATCAAGAACTTTGGAATGAAATCCAAAAACAATTTGAACAAATTAAATTAGAATCAGGGATAGACCCTGATGAGGGTTATCAAAAAGAACTTGAAGAGCTTTTGGGAATGTCATTTGAAGAAATGAACACCGAAACTGAAATTGCTATGAAAACAAGAAATCTTAAAGTTGAATTAATGAATGACGATGCGGTGTTTCCTAAATACGCATATCCAAGTGATTCAGGATTTGATTTATTCTCAACAGAAGAAATCATCTTACAACCTTTTGGACGTTCATTAGTACCAACAGGAATTAAATTATCAATTCCTGATGAGTATGAGGTTCAAGTTAGACCTAAAAGTGGGTTAGCGATTAACCAAGGATTAACAGTCCTAAACACTCCGGGAACTGTTGATTCCGGTTATAATGGTGAAATTAAAGTAATTGTTTTTAACACAAACAACATATCTGTAGTAATCCCTAAAGGGACTAAAATTGCACAAGCTGTTTTATGTCCCGTAGTGAATGGGAAATACGTCAACTTAGTTCAAGTTGATTCAATAACTGATGGAGATAGAGGTGATAACGGATTTGGTAGTACAGGATTAGTATAGTATGGTAACAGTAGGATATTCAACAAGAACTCATAACCCTGAGTTCATAGAATACTTGAAGAAGAGTTCAGGTTTCAAAAAAATTGAGGTTATTGAAAAAATAAATAATGGTGAGAAATCTCTTTCTGAGGTTTACAACGAAATACTATCCGAGTCAAATACGGATATTGTTTTATTATGTCATGACGACATTTATTTTGATACGACTGCTTGGTATTCAAAAATAATCAAACATTTTGATAAATCGGATTTCGGTATTCTTGGAATGGCCGGGACTACTGAAATGCCCGAAAGTGGTATGTGGTGGGAGAATCGTAAGAAAATGGTTGGTATTGTTAACCACGAACATGAAGGGAAAAAATGGGAATCAAAATACTCAGATAGTCTTGGGAATGGAATTCTTGAAACAGTTATTGTTGATGGTCTTTTCATGGCAATCCACAAAAAAAGAATTAAGAAAAACTTTAATGAGAATTTCAAGGGATTTCACTTCTACGATATCCCATTTTGTTTTGAAAACCACATTGAGGGTGTTAAAGTTGGTGTAATCACCAATATTAGAATCACTCACAAATCTATTGGTCAGACTAATGAACAATGGGAGGAAAATAAGAAATTATTTGCTGAAACATACAAATCAAATTTACCGGTTAAATTACCATACGATGAACAAAGAAAACTAAAAGTACTAATTACTGGGTTATTTTTCAAAACATTTACTGGGTCGGAAGTCTATATGTTTGAATTGGCGAAAAGTCTTATGAAATTAAATTGTGATGTTACCGTAATGTCTCAAATCGGGGGACCGCTAACTGACTTGGCAAAAAGAAGTGGGATTAAATGTGTTTCTTTTGAGGAAGCTCCGGGATTCAAAATGGGTGATGGGAAATGGGGACATAATACAGAACAAGGTTTTCAACCATCAACACCAAAAGTTTTGTATAGAGTGTCTGAAGTTAATTTTGATATTATCCATATGCAACATAAACCTGTCGCGGAACGAATCTTACAATTTTATCCTGAGATTGATAAAATTTATTCAATCCACTCAGAAGTTATTGAATTGGAAAATCCGATTAAAGACCCATCAATTAAAAAGTATATTGCAATAAGACCCGAAATTAAGGATTATCTTATTAACGGATTTGAAATACCGGAATCAGACATTGAAGTTATCTATAACCCGATTGATAATGAGAAATTCAAACCAAAACCAATAAAAGAAGAAAATAGTGTTCTATTTGTTGGAACAATTGATTACCTAAGAAAAGAAACCATTTTAGACTTAATGGAAAGAACTAAAGAAGAAGGTAAAGAGTTGTGGTTAGTTGGGGAAGATAAAGGAAATTACTTACAACAAGTATTATTTGAACCTCACGTAAAACATTTCCCTCCGACTTGGAACGTAGAATCATTCATCTCACGATGTTCAGAAACCGCGGGAATCCAATTAGGTAGAACAACAATAGAAGGATGGTTATGTGGAAAACCGGGATGGATTTATAAAGTAGATTCAGGAGGATTTATTCTTAGTAAAGAAAAATTTGAAACCCCGTTAGACGTTGAGAAGTATTATTCATCAAACGTTGCAAAACAAATAAAAGAAGAATATCTAAAAATAATTTAATATGAAAATTGGTGTTATCGGTGTGAGTGATTTAAGTTTATCATTTGCACTATTATGCGAGAAAGCGGGATTTGTTGTACAAATATCTGACGAAGATGAAGATATCGTATATAATTTGAATCAAGAGATTTATCTTACGAAAGAACCTTTATTACAGAAAATGTTGTTTGAGTCTGATGATTTAACTGCAACGACAAACCCAATTGAATTAATTGAAAATTGTAATGTTATCTTCACATTTGTTGACACACCCCCAACTATCAATGGTGACAATGACACCACCAAAGTATTTGAAGTTGTAAACCATTTTTTTACCGCATCTCAGTTAGATAAGATTGTGTTTGATAAAAAATTCATTATTGGTACCACAATGAACCCCGGAGATGTTAGTCAAATTCAATCAAAGCTGAATATGTTTAACATACAGGTTGGGTATAACCCTCATGTAACATCCGAAGGTACTATTGTTAATGATTTTGAAACTTCCGATATCGTATTAATCGGTACCGAATACCCTCAAGTATCAAGTGAGTTAATTAAAATTTATTCAAGAATTCAAACAAATCCAGTTAATGCGTTTGTCATGAGTTCAAAAGCCGCTGAGGTAACTAAATTGGCAATCAATTCTTATATCACATCAAAAATCACTTTCGCAAATACATTAGGTGAAATAATTCTTAAATCCGGATTAGAACCGGAACGTGATTTAATCTTAAAATCAATGACAAATGATAAGAGGATTGGTGAGGGTAATTTCAAATACGGTTTTGGATATGGAGGATTATCTTTACCAAGAGACCTAAAAACATTTACTGAGTACGGACAAACACTTAATATTGACAGTACATTATTACAATCAATTAAAGAAAGTAATGATAATCATCATAAATTCCTAAAAGAATATTACATGACCCAAAACCCTAACAAAACAAATCCTTTTGTTTTTGAATATTTAGGTCATAAAAAAGAGTCGGATAGTTTAGTTGATTCTCAGTCATACAAATTATGTATTGAACTTCTTGAGGAAGGGTATTATGTGAATGTCATTGATGACTTATCTTTAAGTAAAAAATTAAACGAAATCTCTCAATCATACGATGGGAAATTAAAATTTTTCAAAAAAGGAACCACTCCTGAGGGGTATTTAATTAAACTATAATCATGAGCATACGAATACTAATTGTTAACTTAAACAATAAAGAGTACACAAAAAATTGTGTTGCGAATTTATTATCACAAAGTCATACCGATTATAAACTTACAATTGTGGACCAAAACTCATCTGAAGAAGGTACTGAAGAGGTTCTAAGTCAATTAACCGATTCTCGTATAGAGATTATTAGAAACCCTGAGAATCGTCCGTTAAATCACGTATGGAATTGGTTTTCTCAAAATTACTCTGAAGACATTTTATGTTTCCTAAACAATGATGTAATCATCACTGATAATTTTATTTCTGATGTTGTTGAAGTCTTTAATAAAGAACCTCAAGTTGGTGTTGTAGTTCACTCAACTAACCATGAAAATTATACAGTAAAAAAACCAACCTTAGAGTATACCGTTGTTGAAAGAAGTAAATTTATGCAAGGGTGGGATTTTAGTATTAGAAGAAACCTATTCACACTAATACCTGAACAAATTAGAACATATTGTGGGGATGATTTCTTATATCATCATCTATATCAAAAGGGTTACGACATGGCATATATAACCAGTTCCCCGATGATTCATTTTGAAGGTCAGAGTAAAAAGTTTATGAAGACTAGCGGTGTTGAAGACATCCATACTTATATTAGAATGGGGTTTCCACATTATCTAAAAATAAACCCGGAATTCTCAAGAATTAAACCAACGTCAATGTTCTTATGATTAAAATAGCAATCGCAACAAATAAAAATTTTTATGAATTAAGTTTACCGATAGTAATACCATCATTATTAGAAGCCGGGATTGAACCAAAAGATATTTTTGTTTTTAACTCCGGTTTTGATGTGTTTAATATGGAAATTATAGATGGGATTACTCATTACTATTTAGACCATAATTCATATGAATATAGTCCATTAATTGAAATTTGTGATAAAGAATTTTCATCCGAATACTGGTTTTTAATTCACGACACTTGTAAAGTCGGTCCAAAATTCAAAGAATTGTTGAATAACATACCCGAAAGTAAACCTGAGAAATTATCATTAAAAACTTCTCCGGCAATGTCAATTGGACTATACCGATATGATTATCTACAAACATTAAAGGATAAATTATTATCTATTAAAAATACTGATTATAGCCCACAATCCATGATGAAATGGAAAAAATGGGGAGTACATAATGAAGATTTTATTTTATGGAAGTCATCTCCTAAACCAATAGTTTATAATAACAATGACAATTGGGAAATTGTTGATTATGAAAATTGGTTTAACACAAAAATAACTAGAAGAACTGAATATTACCCATCATTAGATTTATATAAAAATAAGTCTAACTGGGGACAAACCAATGGGGGTAATATGATACTTAACATTTAGAGAATGAAAATAGCAATTATCGGTGGTGGATGGGTTGGATGTCATTTGGCATTCAAACTGAAAGACAACCACAAAGTCACAATATTTGAAAAACATAAAGAATTGTTTACTGAGACATCATATAACAATCAAAATAGATTACATCTCGGATTTCACTACCCTCGTAGTGCGAAGACGAGAAATCTTTGTTTAGACACGTTTGATAGATTCATTAGTGATTACGGATTCATAACCAAAAATGTTGATAAGAACTTATATTGTATACCACAAAATGAATCATTTATTGATTATGAAACATTCAAACAAATATTCAAAGAATATAATATTGAAGACCACCCTCATTCACTAAAAAATATTGAGGGGTGTGTCAATACAAATGAAAAACATATTAATTTCAAAAAGATTAATAAGTTTTTTAATGAAACCTTATCTGATATTGTTGTTGAAGATAATATTACCGATAAAAAATTAGACAGATTACAGAAAGAATATGATTTAGTTATTAACTGTACTAATAACCATATCACGGATAAGAATTGTGATAATTCATTTTATGAAACAACATTAACTTTAATCTACAAAAAAATTACACCAATAGATTTTGATGGGTTAACATTAGTGGATGGGGATTTATTTTCAATTTACCCTTACGATGAAGAACGATTTACATTAACCGATGTTGAGTATACCCCATTAAAAAAGTTTAAGACTATAAAAAAATTGAAGTCTTACAATAAGAAAATCACATCATCATTGGTTCATGAAAGAAAAAAATTAATTGAGAAAAAAGTACTAAAATACTATCCGGATTTCTTAAATCATTTTAAGTACGACACTTATTTTATATCAACCAAAACAAAAACAAATAATACCTCAGACGATAGGTCACCTGTCATAACTAAAGAAAATAATTTAATAAATTGCTTTACAGGTAAAATTCAAGGGATATACTTAATAGAAGATTATTTACGAAAAGAGTTATCACTATGACAAGAGAAGAATTAACGGGTATATTTAACCAGTACTTAAACCGAGATTTCACAAATAAAGAATGGTTAAGTCATGGGAATAAAGACCCTGAGTCCTTTAGGAGAGAAATTTCTAAATGCGACGAATACAATGATTTACAAATAGCATCAGGCCCATCACCGAAAATTGGTATTCTATTAACCGGACATATCCGAAAAAAAAATATCTTAAGAGGGTTTGTTAATTTTTTAAGTAAATACGACTATGACGTGTTCATCCATACATGGGACACTATTGGAGTTAAAGGTGAAGAGATGAATCTTAATGCTAAAGAGGCTTACGATGAAGTGGTAAGTGAAATACGCCAAATCCCAAATGTTATAAAATATGTTATTGAGAACAATAAAGAATATATTGACACATTAGAAGATGTAACTGGGTATTTTAATTTCTCATCACCCGAAAAATTCATTAAATCCCAACTATACTCGGTCAATTCTGCATTCAAACTTTTGGAAGAATACACGCAAGAATCTGATACAAATTACGATGTCATATTCAAATTTAGATTTGATAATGATATTACGTCATTCAATTTTTTAAAAAATCAAATTGAAAACATTAAGAATAATAAAATCATCTTTGTACCAAATAGTGATTGCAATCACTCTCATTTAGATAATGGAACGTCTTGTTATGCTTGTGACAATATGTACTACAAACATAAATTGACAAATGTACATATATTCCCTCATACAAATGTTGTGTGCGATATATTTGCATATGGTAATTTTGATGCCATGAAAAGTTATTGCTCATTATACGAACATTATGACGAATTAAATAAATCTTTTTTATCCGATAATCTAAAATCTCTTGAAGTTAATAATAAAAACGTAAAATTAACAGATGGTGATTATGTATTAAAAAAACATATTGGTCATGTAGAGTCTCTATATTACTTCTATTGTTCATACCCTGAAAGATTATTACAAATGCATTTGAAAGATTATATGTTAATTGAATCTAAATCAGTAAAAGTTTTATTCAAACGATGAAAATACTTGTAGGAAACACCGGATTAATCGGAACAACATTAACCGAGACCATGGAATTTGATTTAACATTTAATTCCAAAAATATTAATAAATTTAACGAATTGGTTACCGAGGATGGTCATGAGATATACTTGTCTTGTCTACCCGCAACCAAATGGATGGTGAATAAAAATCTACCAAGTGATTTAGATAATATTCACAACATTATTAACATTTTAAGAAAACAAACATATTCTAAAATAGTCCTGTTCTCAACAATTGATATTTACAATGACTCACCTCTTGGGGTTAATGAGGATTACAAACCAAATTTTGGGAATTTAAGTTATGGAAATAACCGATACTTGTTTGAACTAATGGTTAGGGAATATTTGGAATCGGAGGACTTAAAGGTGTTTAGACTACCAGCGTTATTCAACAAACACATTAAAAAGAATGTTTTATTTGACCTGGTTAACAATAATAATGTCGACCAAATAAACTCAAACTCAATGTTTCAGTGGTACAATTTAGATAACCTACACAACGATATTACTAAATATTCAACTGAATTCCCCTACGAAACAACATTCAATTTATTCACAGAACCTGTTGAAACTATTGACATTGTATCATTATTTGAAAACTCAAAAGATTTGGTTAAACACAACAATATCAAAATATCTTACGACTATACTACAAAATACCACAATAGTGGTTATATTAAAACTAAAGACGAAGTTTTAATAGAAATAAAAAAGTTTATAGATGAAGTTAGCGGTAAGTAATTTAGCATGGGATGTTCAAGATAATCAAAAAGTATTCAATTCACTTAATGAATTAGACATTAATAATGTTGAGGGAGTTTTATCTAAAATAGACAGTTGGGATAACCTAACCGAAGAAAAGATACAATCTTACTCAGACTTATTAAAATCTAACAACCTTGGTATTAATTCTCTCCAATCATTATTTTTTAACGTGGAGTGTAATGACATATCAAATGTGGAGATAATTCTTAACCATTTCCAAAGACTTATCAATTATTCAAAAATCTTATCGGTAAATGTCTTAGTTTTTGGAACACCATCCCTAAGAAAAAAAATTGATGGGTGGGAAAATTATCTAATTAAAATCTTTACCAAATTAGATGAGATGTTAGACGGGACCGGAATTTATGTTTTAATAGAACCAAATTCAAAAGTCTATGGGGGAGAGTTCTTCCATAACTTATCTGAAATCACTGATTTTATCATAACAAATAAATTAAAGAACATCAGAACAATGATTGACACCCATAACCTATTATTAGAAGGAGACGACCCAATCACAGAAATTGAAACTCACTACCACCTAATTAATCATATTCACATATCGGAAGAAAAGTTAAAACCATTAACAGACCATTCTTTCCATATTAAATTTTCAAACAAAATTAAGTCAATGGGATACGATAAAACCGTAACCTATGAATTAAATAAGTGTGATAACCTACAAGATACCTTGGAAGTCTTCACGGCATTATATCAATAAACTACGATATTAATTTAGATGCAACAAAAACCAACTAAAGGTGGAAAACCAAAACCAACCCCAACACCAATGAGTGATAAGGTTGAGACAAGAACAAAAAAACAATTAATTTGTTCGTTAGTCAAAAAGAAAACTAAACAAAAGTTCTTATCCGAGAGTCAACGAAAATATTATGACATCTTACAGAACAGTCAGATTACAATTTGTTCCGGACCTGCAGGGGTTGGTAAAAGTTATATAGCAATGAAAGCCGCTGTTGACCTATTATTAGACGAAACAAATCATTATGAGAAAATTATCATCGTTAGACCAGCGGTAGAGGCCGAAGAAAAACTTGGAAGTTTACCCGGAGGTGTTGAAGAAAAGTTAGACCCTTACATCTTCCCATCTTATTATTTACTGAATAAAATCATCGGTAAAGAAACGAGGGAAAAATTAAAAGATATTGAGGCCATTGAAGTATTTGCATTGGCGTACATGAGAGGGATGAATATTGATAATTCAATATTAATATTTGAAGAAGCCCAAAACTCAACACCAAGTCAAATGAAACTTCTTCTAACCAGAATTGGTTTTAATTCAAAATTTTTCATCTCAGGTGATTTAGAACAATTTGACAGACATAAAGATAAAACACAGACCGGATTATGGGATGCATTGAAAAAGTTTCAAGATTTAGAAGATGTCGGAACTTTTGAGTTTAACCCGGAAGATGTGGTGAGAAACCCACTTATTTCAAAAATATTAAAACGATACGAACAATGAGAATCGGAATAGAGTTAAATGGGGTGTTGAGAGACACCCTTAAAAAAATACAACAAGAATATGAAAAATGGTATATTGAAAACCCATTTAGAGAAGATGAAGAAGATTCTTTCGTATATGAGGTAATTTCTGACGTGACAACATTAGACATCATGAGTCATTTGAAGTTCAAGGATGAGGATGAGTTATATGATTTTTTGTACAAAGAACATACTATGGAAATTTTTGGACACGCGGGGTCTACCGAAGTTTCAAGTATGATGGACTTTAATGAATTTTATTTAGATGTTAGAGATAATCACGACATCTTAATTGTTTCCGATGAGATGGGAAAATCAAAACCAGCATCATTATTCTTTATCTCTAAGTTCGGATGTTTAGTAGAAACGGTGAAATTTTATAGTGAATCAACAATAAATTCAATGTGGGATTCAATAGACATTTTACTTACGGCAAATCCTAAACTATTATTAAACTATCCTGAAAATAAAAAGGTTATTAAATTTAACACAACTTATAATACGGATATTAACACGGAGCATTCAATTTCAACAATTAAAGAGCTCAAATCAAAAATAGAAGAAATTTATGATTAATGTATTAGGAGAGACATATTATGTTGACTTAGATATGGTTGAGGAGTATATTGGTATTCCACAAGAACCTGAAGAAATTGAATCGGGGTCAACTGAGGTAAAAATAAATATTGTCAAATTTGACTTGGTTAAAATGATGTTAGATACTGTCTTAACCGAACATGAAGAATTTGACGAAAAACTTGGGTCATCATTGGGTTCAAAAACAAGTATACCGTTTAGAATCGCTTTCAATAGCTTATTAAATAAAAAACTAATCAATCATTATTAAAATATGGAAAATTCATTACAAGACAAAGTCAAACAGTCCATTCAAACTCTGAGAGACAAACAAGCAAGAATTTATCTTTTGGTACAAGATACTAAAGGTAATGCCAGAGCCTCTGTTAGATATATCTATCAAATGGCAAAAACATTAAAAGACAATGGGTTTAACCCGATAATCCTACACGAGAAAGCCGATTATGCTGGAGTAGTGGCATGGTTAGATGAGTCGTATATGGAAATCCCTCACCAATCAATTGAGGGTCAAAATTTACAGATTTCACCGGAAGACTTCTTAGTGGTTCCTGAAATTTTTGGTTATGTTATGGACCAAGTTAAACAACTTCCTTGTGCAAAAATTGTTTTAACTCAATCATATTCGTATATGTTAGAAACATTACAACCGGGGCAAAGTTGGCAACAATTTGGTTTCATGAAATGTATCACAACCAACGCAAAACAAAAAGAATACATTGAATCTGTTATGAGAAACTGTTCATTTGATATTCTTGAACCTTATATTAGTGAAGTTTTTGAACCAAAAGCACTCCCTCCAATGCCAATTATTGGAATCCACACTAAAGACCAATCAGACGCAGTTAACTTAATTAAAACTTTTTATCTAAAGTTCCCTCAATACAGATGGTTTACTTTTAGAGACTTAAGAGGTTTATCTGAAAAAGAATTTGCAAGTTCTCTTAAAGATTGTTTTGTGAGTGTTTGGGTTGATGATGATAGTGGTTTTGGAACATTCCCATTAGAGTCAATGAAATGTAACGTTCCTGTTATTGGTAAAGTACCGAACTTAGTACCTGATTGGATTAACGAAGAAAACGGAACTTGGATTACAGACCAAACATTATTGGCTGACGTTGTTGCTGACTTCATTCAAAATTGGTTAGAAGACAATATTAACCCTGAACTTTATGAGGGTATGAAAAAAACCTCTGAAAAATATTCAGATAAACAAAAATTTGAATCTACGTTAATCTCTTTATTTGAAGGTTACTTAAACACAAGAGCAGATTCATTCGAACAACAAATTTCAAAAACAGAAGAATAATATGAGCAATACTTTATCACTTTCAATTATATTACCAATTAAATCGTCAAAGGCTAAAAACTTTGAGGAGTATTTTAATAAAGCAATTACCTCAATTAAAGACCAATTAGTTGGACCTGAAGAGTTAGTAATTATTCATACGCAAGAAGAATCACTAGTATCTTTCTTGGAGTCATATGATTTCGGAGACCTTTCAGTTACTAAACTATTATGGGATAAAACCCCTAATTATGCAGACCAAGTAAACCACGGTATTAAAAATGCTAAAGGTAAGTGGGTTTCATTATTTGAATTCGATGACGAATATTCATCAATTTGGTTCAAAAACGTGAAAAAATATACTGAGGCATATCCTGAGATTCAAATGTTCTTACCTGTTGTTGTTGAGACCGATGAAAAAGGTGTATTTGCCGGATTTACAAATGAAGCAACATTCGCAGCTAATTTCACACAAGAAGTTGGTTATTTGACTAATGAAACATTACAAGATTATCAAAATTTCCAAACAGCAGGTTCTGTTTTCAAAAAAGAAATTATTGAAGATTTTGGAGGATTCAAACCATCAATCAAATTAACATTCATTTATGAATTCTTATTAAGATTAACTTACAACTCAGTAACTATTATGACAATCCCTAAATTAGGGTACAAACATACTAATATGAGAGAAGGTTCAATCTTTTGGAACTACAAATACGGTGAGTCAGTAATGGTTGAAGATGAGGTTAAATTTTGGATTCAAACGGCAAAAAGAGAATACTTCTTCAATGAAGACAGAACCATAAAATTTGAACCGGAAAATGTATAAATGCAAGAAACACTATCTGCGTCAACAGAAGATGTTTTATCAAAAAAGAGGGGAAGAAAAACTGTTAATGTAAATTATTTTGATGTTAAGGAAGAACTAGCAGTTAGAAATTTTTTATTGGCGGAAACTTTTGAAGAGAAGAATAAAATCTACAATGAGTTTCTAAGAGGTCCACTTGATAAAATGATTTCATCTATCATTAGACGATACAAGTTATATCGTAAAGATATGGATTTTAAGGATATCCATACAGATACACATTCTTTTTTAATGACCAAGGTTGATAAATTCAAGCCGTCAAAAGAAAAAAAGGCGTATTCTTATTTTGGAACTATCTGTAAAAACTACTTAATGGGTCAAATCATTAAGGACCAAAAAGAAACAAATAGGAAAGTGTCCTATGAAGATATCTCCTCAAGTATTGAGGAAAGACCTGACATGGTTTATAGAATTGATGATGATATTGTGGAATCACAAGTCATCATCAATGAATATTTGAAAGAACTAAAAGAATTTATTGAAAAAGAATCCCTTAACGATAACGAAAGAAAATTAGGTTATGCGTTGATTGATTTGTTTGACAATTACGAAGAAATTTTCTCAGGTGCGGATAATAACAAATTTAATAAAAATGTAATTCTTTTATCCTTACGAGAGATGACGAATTTAAGTACAAAAGAAATTCGTAGTTCAATCAAAAGGTTCAAAAAACTTTATCTAATTATTCAGGTAAAGATGAAAAACTAAAGAAAAACTATTTATTAGTATGGCAAGACCGACAAGAAAGGAAATTAATTTTTCCAAAGACTCAATATTATCGCTTATGCAAGAAATCTATAATGAACTTGTTGAGCAAAGACAGACCGCAATTAGAATCCAAAATAAAATGTTGGCAATGTTAAAAGACCCTGCCGACATGGTGACTATTGGTCCCGTTATAGAAAAACAACAAAAAATTGTTAATGATTGTGTTGAGAAAAAAATTAGTTTATCCAAACTACAATCAAGTATTTGGGAGAAATCAAATAACAATACTGAATCATTTTCAATGGCCGATTTAGACGACGATTTAATTCAAAATCTTATAGATAAAGATGTGTCTAATGATGAAGAAGCTTATAAAATGAAATAATATATGCCGACATTATCTAATAGTGCACCCCAAAAACCTTCAGGAGATTCTGGCTCGTTATCAAATACTGCTCAAGTTATTGAGTCGAAAATAAAATCATATAAGACATATAAAGAAGTTTCAGGTGCCTTTAATGATTTATCAAAATCTGCAGGTAACTCAGCATCTAACGCCATTGGAAAAACCGCAACCCAACTTGATAAAATCAAAGACCAACAAAAAAGATATCTAAGAGATGCAACAACCTCTATGGATAATTTGTTAGGGTTTCTTGATGGTACCCGAGGTAGTGGTTCTAGTACCATGAAGTATTTAAGAAAAGTGGTTTTAGAGGCTGCAGCAAAAATTGAACCTAAAATGGTTTCAATTGTTAAAGACCAAACCCTTAAGACTTTAGGGTGTTCTCAAGAACAAACATATAAGGGAGTGTCTCCTGTTTTACAAGATGGTACTCCATCACCACTTGGAACAATTCCCCCATTATCTCAATTACCACAAGCGACCGGAATATACATACCCGTTCAATCAATTGATTTATTTTATAACTTAAAAAATTCACCTCAATCTAAAGTAGGCCAAATTTACTATGAAAAGGCCGAACCATCAGGAGATGATAAATTCAGACCTTATGGTGGAGACGAACCATTTCCGATGAACAAACAACTTTATCAATTGATGGATAGTCAAAATGTTGATAAATCGTTTAATCAAATTAATGGTAAAAATTACCAAGGTAAGTCGGGTCAAAATTTATTTGATTTTGTATACACAACAACTAATAGTTTTGGTGTTACCGGCGACTATTATAGAATGGTTTTAATTGATAGATTTGATGAAAATGGTAAAATACAAAACAATGTAGGAGAATTTATTTCAGACTATTATAGTACTATTAAGTTAATTGATACGACTGACATTACAAGTCAATTAGTTAATTTATTATCGGGGGCTATCAGTATTCAAGGTCAAATTGGGATTGGAGAAATTGAAAACCAATCTAAGTTTAGTTTAATCGTTCAAAGAATTTTAGGATTATGTTTTGATAGTAGGAGAGAAATTGATGTTAGCGGTATTGCAAAAATCCCTGAATTAGATGGGGTTGATGATAGTTTCTTTGAATTAACCGAAGTTGATTTAAGAAATATCGAAATCAATATCTCAAACATTCAAAATGGGGTGATGGAATTTGAAGATTGTGAGAATGTCAAATTACCCGTAGATTACGAATCATTAACTGATGAGTTAATCAATCTTAGAGACTCTGAATTGACTATTGAGAACCAAGTTTCGGCAATGGAAAGTATTATTGATAGTATTTCTCAAAATCCGGATTGGAATCTACCACCTAATTTTAATGCTATTGTGGCAATTGACAAGAACGTTATTAAGAAAATACCAATGGCCATTGCTGCGGGTATCTTAACCCCTAAAACATTATTACCACTTTATACTTTATTATCGGTAGTTCAGTCAGGTGCAACATATACTTACAACCAAAACATCACATCCGCAAATACTTTTGTTAATTCCGCAAATACTTTTAGTAGTTCTGCGAATACTGTTACATCGGAAATAAGTAATGTGGTGACAAGCGCTGCGGATTTTTTAAAGAAATATAAAACATTTTCAACTGAAATTATTTCTAAAATCAATGAAGAATTCCTTAAAGTACTTTTTGAAATATTAAAAAGGGATATCATCAATTTAGTGTCTTCAATTATTGTCGATACTGTTGCGGATAGGTATAAGAAAAAGATGGCAATGATTCTTAAATTAATTCAAATCGCAATGTTAGTTTCACAATTGGTGGAAGATTATAGAAAGTGTAAATCATTATTAGATAATATATTATTATTGTTAAATTTGATTAGTGGAATTGTAAGACCTCAACGAGAAATACCATTACCACTATTATTATTGTCATCAATGTTACCGGGAATTTCAGGGACTGAAATGACCATTGGTTCAATTGCCGGATTACAAGGAGCCGGAATGCCAACAGGTCCTATGCCGGATGGTTCACCAAATTTAATGATGGTCTATAATTTAGTCTCTAATAATTCCACAGTGTCTAACATAGCGGAAAATGGTAAAGTTGAGACAATTGGCCCGGGAGGATTATCAATAGGTAAATTTATATAATATGAAAAAAGAAGAACTTGAAAATATAATCAAAGAACAGACAAGTCTGAAAGATTTGCCTAATCAAAAATTAATTGAGTATATGGATTTATTATCCTCGGATTTTGAATTGACAAAAGAAAACATTATCAAATCAACAATGTATTTGGATAAAATTGAAGAGTTGTATAATAATACATTAAAAGTTTATCAAGAAAGAACAAAATAATGAGTAAACCTATTTTTTATCAATGTATTGTAATGGATAATCAAGACCCATTAATGCTCGGAAGAGTTAGGGCGAGAATTGTTACAGACAATTATGAAGATGTATTAAAGAGCGTTAATGACCCAGCATGGAATCCTGAGAAAGACCCATGGACCGCAAGAGACCCTTTAGTCTTTAACTCGTTATTACCATACTTTGTTTATCAAGTACCAAAAGTTGATGAGTTAATTCAAGTAATGTTTCTTAATTCGGATTTCAAATACCAAAATCAATATTATATACAAAACGGATTTTCAACTCCAACAGCAACTTACAAAGAATTTAACTTTGGTGGTAATAAATTTACCGGTACAGGTCTTCAAATAGCCAACCCAAAACCACTAAAAAACCAAAATGGTACGTTTACGGAAAATGGTGTTCATTCAGGTGTATTTCCTCAACCGGGAGATAATGCTTTATTGGGTAGGGGTAGTGCCGATTTAATTATTAAACAGGATGAGGTTTTATTAAGAGCAGGTAAATTTAGTGATGCAACATTACAACCTAATGTGATACCGGTTGCCAGCCCTCAAAGAGCATTTATACAATTAACAAGATTTACAAGTACTAAAAAGTCGTTAGAACCTAAAGTTTATTACGAACAGAAAGATAATGTAACTCTCACCAAACATTTGATTGAATGGGTTGTAACAAACCCTGAGAATACTAAAGATTTATTTTCCGGTAATGTTTACCTTTACCAACTAAAGGCAGACGCGTCTATCAACACAAAGAATTTAACCGTTGGGAGTGTTGTTGATGAAAAATTAAAAAGGATTGTCGCATCTGAACAATTTTCATTATTATCTAAAGTTGATGTCATAAAATTTATTAATGGTTTTATTAAGACTTGTAATGTATCCGATGTTAGTCCAACAGGAAATATATTATTCGCAGATAATCAAGCCGATGCGAAATTTCCAATATTTTACAGACCAAACAATTCAATGTATAGAAAGATTAACTCATCATCTAGCTCTGTTGAATCTAAAAACTTATCTGAAATATTCAAAGGAGTTAAATTGAATTCTTCAGTTCCGGGGGGATATGCATTTATCTTAGCTCAAAATAAAGTTAGTACAACAACCCCAACAACCTCAGTTAAAAAAGTATTACCACAGAACAAATATATTAATGGTAATACCACTTACGGAGCATTGGGTGCTGATAAATTTTTCTTTTTATCCCATAATTCTCAAATTCCGGGTAAATCAAAAATTAACTTTTCGGACACTTTATATGGTATTAGCACCGAAAAATTCGCAGATGATATTTTACCAAACACATCAAGTATGGTAAGAGGTGAGGAACTTATGGAATTAATCTCACTAATTGTTAGATTCTTATCCACCCATACCCATGCATATCCAGGATTACCTCCAGTTCCTGTAACTCAAGATGGTTCAAACGTCAATGATATACTATCAGAACTACAAAACGCAGCAAACAAAATACTTAATGGAAATATTAGACTTAATTGATATTTATAATTAAAAAGGTAAATGTCAATTTTAAGGTCTTACATAGATAAAAATAATACCATCATATCAAACTCACTTGTCAATACGGCCAGGAACCCTGTTATTGAGTTGAATTTTGGTGCGTCAGATTTAATAGTTCCTAACTTCGGGTATACAAGATTCATCTTTGATTTGGACTTAACTCTATTGAGAGAAAGTATTCAATCAGGAACAATCTCAACCGGTTGTACCTCAGGTATGACCCATGTCCTAAATATGACTAATACGTCATCATTTGATAACGAATTGTTAAATTCAGTTATGTCAAATGAAAGAAGAAGGGCAACTTCTTTTGATTTAATCTTATTTAGAATCCCACAAACATCAGGAGATACCGGAAATCCACAACTATGGGATGAAGGCGTTGGTTTAGATTATAGTAATTTCAATCTTGCAACAGGTAGTCCTAACGGTGGAATGTCCCCATTAACTTATGTGGATAGCAGAGCCTTTTCAACAAGACCATCAAATTGGTACCAAACAACAACAATATCTGATTGGTCTCAAGAAGGAATTTATGATAACAAAGATTTAGGCGTTGTTAATTTTTCAGGACTTACCATCATTGCTCAACAACATTTTGAGTTGGGTAATGAGGATTTAAGTATGGATATGTCAGATGAGATTAATGGTGTCTTAGATGGGACCATTACAGGTGTTACCGGGTGGGGAGTCGCATACTTACCACAAATCGAAAACATCACAGGATTAACCGATAGTTACAGTGTCGCATTCTTTTCAAGACATACCCAAACATTTTACCAACCATACCTACAAACAACGTATGATGACCTAATTCAAGACGATAGAAATCAATTCTTGAAAAATCAAGAAAACAAGTTATTCCTATACATCTACCAAAATGGTGATTTAGTTAATTTGGATTCTGACCCGTTTGTGAGAATTGAAGACCGAAATGGTGTTGCCGTTACGGGTATGGAATCTCTATCAACTTGTTTAAGAACTAAAGGAGTTTATGAAGTTATTGTACCTAATGGATTTACATCACAACCTACACCTTGTCAATTCTACGATATTTGGTCAGGACTAACAATTAATGGTCAAGGTATACCAAGTGTTCAAAATCAATTTACCCTTCAAAATTATAGTTCAGGAATCCAAATTGGGTCTACATCAAGAGAACCTCAAAAATTTGGTTTTAATTTCTATGGTATTCTACAGAACGAACAAATACTAAGTAGTGATGTTAGAAAAGTTGGTGTAACAATTAAAAAGGCATACACTGCACAACAAATGTTATTAGATGTCTCAGCGTTTTATCGTGTGTACGTTAAAGAAGGTACGACAGAAGTTCAAGTTCAAGATTGGACACCAATCAATAGAACACCTAACGAATATTATTTTATGTTCGATACGAGAGATAAAATCCCAAATCAATACTATGTTGACATTCAAGTTAACACATCAGGTGAAAAAGATACCTATAAAAAACAATTAACATTTAATATTGTAAATCACAAATAATGAAAAGAATAGTTAAACTAACAGAATCAGACTTAAACAGAATTATTGAAAAAGTCATTAAAGAACAAGAAGTTGCGGATTATATGTTCTTCAGTAATCTACAACAAATTAAAAGACAATGCGAAATATTGTTAGAAATGGACCCTCAACAAATTGATGAGATTATTAATGAAGGTGGTCATGATTGGGCTGATGACCATGTAACTGAGGCTAAAAATAATATGGACCAAGTATTTGATTTTTTAATGAATGAAACTAAAAAAGAATATGTTGATTACGAGGACATTACCGAAGGTGAGAAAAAAACCGGAACTAAATTATGTTCAAGAGGTAAGGCGGCTGCGAAATCTAAATTTGACGTATACCCTTCGGCATACGCTAATGGATACGCGGTACAAGTTTGTAAGGGTACAAAACCCGGTTTAGACGGAAAAAAAAGGTGTTCATCACCATATTGTTAATAAATAAAAAACCCCCAATATCTTGGGGGTTTTATTTTATAAGTAATTCTATTATTAGAAATTATAACGTAGTGTAACATTCCAAGTTCTACCTAACCCAAAATAACCTTGATTACCATCAGCAATACCATTATAAACCCTACCATTTGATTGGTAAGTACCTAAAGATGGATTACTTGAACTAAGATTATCTGTTGTTTTAATATTACTTGATAATTCAGATAAATATACTTCGTCAAAAACATTATTAATGTTTACTCTAACTACTAAATTATCTTTTTTATTCTTTCCTAAAAACATTTTATAAGAAACACCTGCATCTACTAAATCATAACTTGGTAGTAATAAGTTTTCTTTAACCGCCCCAACACTAGAATATAAATCATCATAATTTCTCCAATCAGCGTCAACTGAGAATCTCGGTAATACTTCATATTTAACACCTAATCCCCATGTTGTTTGAGCCGCGTCTCCAACTTTACCTCCATCAACATCAACCAATGTTTCTGATAATAAATTTTGGTTTTCATCTGTTTGTCTTGTTGTTGAAACACCTTTGTATTCCCAATTTCCAACTGACGCAAAACCTTTAATATCTAAAGTTTTAATCGGTTTCACAACAAAATCTAATTCTAATCCACTATGAATTTGTTGTACACCTAAGTTAGATTTATAAACTAAATCACCTTGCGTTAATACTGCAGAACCAATGGTTTCTGTAGTAGTTGTTACGACTCTTGAAGATGAAACAACTCTATCTTCCCAAGATGTTCTATAAGCATTCAAACTACCACTAAAAAATGACGATTTGAATGTATAACCCGCCTCTAAACCAAAGATTTTTTCATTTGAGGTTAATGGGTTTACTTCATTTGTGAAGTTTAAATAAATGTTATCGTGATATGGTTGACGAGAATATAATCCTGTGTTCACATATAAAGTATGGTTATTCTCAATCGTATAACTAGTACCCGCCTTAACATTATATCCTAAGTTATTAACTTTATCAGAATTTTTATATTCAGGTAAATAATCAAATCTATCAAATCTTTGGTGAGATTGGTTAGACAATGACCCTTGTACGAAAGCAGATAAATCGTCTTTACTGTATTCTAATTGACCAAATACCCCACCATATGTAATTGTCTCACTATAATCATAATCAATTCTTTGACCTTCACCTAAACTGTTAAATGAGGCACCCCAAGGGTTTGTTGACAATGATTGATTAACAGTTTGGTTAATATTAAGACCTTGTGTTTGATGATTAACACCTCTAAGTTTTCTTGCGTCTGTAAAATTATTTAACCCTAAGAACTCATTAACTTGTCGATAGTGAGTTCCATCATATGTTCTCAAATCAACACCAAAGTTCAAATTAAGGGTTTTGTTTAACTTAGTGTTTAAATTAGAAACAACACCATACCAAGCGTGGTTATTCATTGATGACCTGATTAAATAACTATTTGCGAATGTCCCAGCTCTGTTGGTAACAGCACTGTTGTTTGTATATATTTGGTCAAAATTAATATAGGTACTTTGTGTTTGGTTAGTATATGGGTTAAGTTCAGTTATGTATTTTTTATTCCCTGACGCACCATAATTCCCGGTACCACCACCTTTACCCCATGATGCATAAACCACCGTAGATAAATTTGTCTTATCATTAATTTTATAATCCCAGTTAATGTTAGCAACCGGTTTGTGATAAAAATTAACTCTTTCTGATAAAAATTGTCCGTTTAAATAACCATAGTTATTGTTGTATTTTCTACCAAAACCTAAATAATCCGATATCTTTTTACTGAAGTTTTGATTGTGCCATTGAGGAGCTCCCGTAACTAAAAAGTTAAAGTTATGTTTATCGTTTAATTTATACCCTATCGATACAAAATAGTTTTGACCTGCGCCTTGTGTTCCGTCATTATAACCGTCACCTTGCCAATGAGAAAACATTGTTGTTACCGCTAAACCATTTTTCATTAAGCCAGTACTATAACTAACAGTACTTTTAAGGTAATTGTCGTTAGCAGTCCCGGTTGAAATAAATCCACCTTCTTTTTTATCGATAGTTTTAGTTACAAAGTTAACTGTACCACCAACTGAAGATATTGCTAATTTAGATGAACCTAATCCTCTTTGAATTTGAATTGCATTTGCAATATCACCCATACCTGACCAGTTCGACCAATACATCTTACCATCTTCCATACCATTAATTGGTTGACCGTTCAATAAGAATGCAGTGTTGTCTTGTTGAAAACCACGGACAGAGATTCTTGAATCACCAAATCCTCCTGATTGACCCGCAACATAAACTGATGGTGTATTAACCAAAGTCTGTGTAACATCATTAGTACCTATTTTAGCTTGTATTTCAGCCATTTTAATAGTAGATACCGCGATTGGTGTTTTACGACCCTGAGAAACGTCAATAACCCCTTTACCAACAACAACTACTTCAGATAATGAGTTTTCTTCAGAGGATAAAGAAATAACAACATTATTACCGGTAATTCTATATTGTTTTTTCCCAAAACCCAAATAAGATATTGTAATAACATCATTAGTTTTTGTTGATTTCAACTCAAATGAACCGTTAAGGTCCGTAGTGGTTGATTCTTTTTGAAATTGGACGTAAGCCCCGACCAATGGTTCATTTGTAGATTGGTCAACTACTTTTCCTTTTGTTTGGGAGAAAGCCCCATACGAAATTGCTAACATTAAAAGTAGCGTTCCGAAAATTTTTGTTTTCATTTAATTTTATTTTTGGTTTATAATAAAAAAGTCCCAAAGACTATTAGCCTAGGGACTTTTGTTATTTCTCGTTAAGTAAGTAACTATATGTATACTTCATCATTTTGTTTTTACATTTATAAGTATAATGTAAAAATATTAAAAAGTAAAATAAGTGATTATTTTTTTGTTATGTTTTGGCATTTCCAAAAATATGATTATCTTTGTGGTGTTAAAAAACACTAAACAAATGATAAAATATTTTAGAAGATTATTCAAAAGAATGGGATTGAAAGTTTACTTGAGATTTAAGAGAATTTCAAGGACCAATATGTCTTTAATTGACGAGAACGAAGTTAAATCATCCGCAATATGTAGAAGATTGATTTCTCACCCTGATTCTAAATTCTTAATAGCACCTTTATCACATAAAAGGTATATTAAGAACGACCCATTGGGGATGTTTATCGTATTGTCAAATAACCGAATAAACATCACTAACCATGTTTATAATTACGATGTTAATTTAACTCAAGTTGTTTCTGATAAATTAAACGATATGTTTGATAAAAAAGTGGAGTCTTTAAGATTAGAATTTGAAACTGAAATCAAAGGACAAATAAAACATTCGTTAACCACAATACTTGGAAAACTTACATAAATTATTTATGAATTTCCTCTTTAATTACTTTTAATATTAAACCTCTTAACGATTCGTTTTGAGGTTTTTTCGGTTCATAACTAACCATTGTTGGTTTGTTACCCTTACCTGATTTTGGATTCTTTTTCTCTTCTCTACGTTTTTGAGAACAAGCGGATTTTTTTTGGGAGTCACTCATTTTTCCTGCAACTCCGGCAGCACGACATTTCGGATAACCTTTTGAGTCGGCATCAGGTCGCCCACATGGAGGATGTTTTCCATCAACTTTACGACAAATATTAACCCAAGGTCCTTTTGGTTGTGAACTACCCTTAGGTTTCTTTTTAGTACCGAACCAAACACCTAAATCTTCTTTTAAGATATCCTCTTTAAGAGGACCTCCATTTAAGGTGGGGTTAACAGCCGACCCTTCTTCATCATTTTGACCTTTATAACTTTTTTTCTGATTCATTAAAATCTTGGAAATTTTCGATGTTTTATTTTCAATTTCTTTTCGTTTTTGTGGTGTTTCCTTAAAATCACCATCAGCCTCCTCATAAGCTAATTCAGCATTTGTATATTCATATACATCATCAGTAAAAGGGGCTAATTGTTTTTTTTCCCAAATTTGAGGGGCTAATACAATAGGCGTCTTAAAATGACCTGAATTTCCGGAACCGGTTGCTTCACTAATCTTATTCTTTTTCATATATTTCAATTAACTATAAATATACAATTAAAGAATAATGGAACAAGAAAGACAACCAATGGGATTATTATTTGACAGTGTGGGGTATAATAATCCCGAAGATGTTGATATTCTAATTGATGAAATGACAATAGAACAATCTTTTTACTTGTTAACACAGTCATTACATTATGTTCACAATACCCGATTGTTCACTATGCAAGAAACGGAAGTAGTATCAAAAGCTTTGAGAGTTCTTCACAGAAAAATGTCAACTAATGATGAGGTAATTGAATAAAAAAAAAGGTCTCACGGGACCTTTTTCTGTTTTTATAATTTATTACCACAAGATGGACAAAACTTAAAGTTTGGTTTTGTTTTAACACCACACTCCGTACAATATTGTCTGATATCCTGAGATGTCTTATTTTTAGTACTCAATGGTTGTATCTTATATGATATTTGATGAGAAGTGTAAGAATTAAATTCCTCATATGAATTTTGGAAATTTTGATTAGATTTCTCACCTTTTTCAACTCTACCTGTATCAATATTTTTACTAAGAGATAGTGATGATGTATTAGTATAATATGCGTTTGAACCTCCAATAAAACTTGCTGTATTAGTTGTAAATGTTTGTGGAGAAAGAGAACCACCTGTATGATTAATATTTGTACCAATTAAAGTACTATTCCACGGTTGACCATTCCACGGTTGAAAACTACCTGTACCTGAATTACCAAGTGTAAGATTACTAATTGGTAATGTTTTTTCATCGTAGAACTCCACCCTAACATCCCCATTCAACACTATTGCCGATTGATTCTCGGTAGTATTTGTAACTGAGTAGGTACTGAACTGAAATTTATTATTAGTGTCTAAAAACCTCTCTAAAAAGATTCTTTCTCCCGGTCTTAAAACTAAACCACTTTGAGAGATGTAATCCCCGTTCAGTTTAATCTTACAAAGTACCGTTTTTCTTGTTGGATTATGAATTTCGAATTCAAAATTGTCTTTGTCTTCCATGAAGACTACGTGTCCGTTGTAGATTTTTAGACGCGATTTTTTCTTTGTGATGTGAGCATTTGGTTTGCTCACCGCAGTTGTGTAATTCATTTTACTTAATTTTATAATAGTTAATGACTATGTTACTGATACCTTCGTGTCCGTGAATACTCTAAAGTCAAAATGACTCGGGACCAATAATCTAAAATCTATTAATAAATATAGTTGAAAATATTTTGCAGTGAAGATTTTGTTTTGTATTTTTGTTGAAAAATATATTATAATGAAAAACTTATTAATCACATTATTATTACTAATTTCAAGTTCAGTAATGTCGCAAACAAATAAAACCCTTAAATCCGGTAATGTGGATAAAAGGGTTTGTTTCAGAATGGATTCGTTATCCAAAAAATATAAAAAAGATGTTGTGAGTTATATGGTTAGAATTTCTAACGGTAAGACATTGAGATACCTCACATATTATAAAAATGATAAATTATTCAAAGAAGAAATTTTTGATTAACATTTCCCCTTTATTTGATACCCGGTGTTCCCAATAGGTGACATAACAACAACTGATTTATCTCCAGTGCCACCATCAAACGGTAACACCGATGCCCCATTAATTATAGTGTATAGTACAAATTTTCTAATACCTGAATCAAATAATTTTTTTAGGTTTATAACTCCTGAGGATACTTCTCCACCCATTCTTGTTAATTCCACATTGGTTGGGATTTTATTTGGGTCAACCAATAATTGTTTCATTAACTCTTCAAAACTTTGTACTTCAATAACAACCAATTTATTTCCTGATACCGCCACGGTACCATTTAATGTTGTTAATTGTGAAACGTATAATGGTACATACTTAAATGAGGTATATCTATGAGGTTCAGTTGCAACATATCCGGTGTCTTTCACAATTTGTTTTTGCTCATTATAAATCACCATCCTATCCGGAATGGACCCTGTTGTTAAAACTAAATCACCATTACCGTCAAGAGGTTCGTTTGTTGTAACATAATTAGATTTAGAATAACCTTGTTTACCTTCACCATCTATATTGGTATTACAAACACTACCTTTTCCCGTTGTTTGACCACTCCCCTTAATATCAAAGGTTACAAATTGTTCTTCTTTATATTTCTTAACTAATTCAGGGTTTTTATTATCACCTTTTGTTTTATCGTATGGTGTTTTACCTATTGCAACTTCAGATTCTGATTTTGGGGTATTAATAATTAAAACACCCTGTTTAATTAAATCAGAAAATATTTCTTGAAAATATTTTTTAACCGAATTAGCTCTAGCAAGACCTAAACTACCTTTAGTTTCAAAACCTTTAGGGTTAGTCACATTAGATTCTCCGGATGAAATATCAACAACAAATTGATTACCCCCTGAGTTTTTAATAAACTCTTCAATTTTAGGTTTTAATGCTAATATATTATTTTTAACATTTTGAGAATCATATTCCCCAAACGCAAATTTATCCCCAATATTTTGAGAGGGAAATGTGGTCTTACTAGTATTAGTGTTTATTTTACTAGGGGCTAATTGTTCATTAACTAAATATAAATTTTTAGTCGCATTCTCATGAAGATTAAGAATTCTATTTTTCTCATCGTCATTTATATTCCAAGTTTGTTTAATCATTTTGAATGTTTTACTATAAATAGTTTATAAAAAAAAAGAGGACAATTTCTGTCCTCTTTTTTGGTATATCATAAGATATTGATTATCTCAATTCTCTTAAGTCAAATGTTCTAACACCATCAACTGTGATACGTCCGTAGAAACGGTTATTAACCATTTTCTTAGCGTAACGTGTCATAATACCTTTGATAGGTGTAAAGTTGAATGGGTTGTACATTGTTGGAGTTAATTGTAATGGTACGTATGGTGCGTAGATGTATCCTGTGTCTAACAATGATGTTCCTTTATGTCCCATTAACACTTGGTTTGGTGGGAAGTAAGGGTCACGGTAAACTTGGTAACGTCCTGCTAGAGTACCAACTCTTTCAATACCCATGTTGTATTGGTCTTGCTCAGGAGAAGCATTTGATACGTGGAAGTATTCTAAATCGTCAAAGATAGCTGAGATTTCAGAAGAAACTACAATCCAGTTAGCTCCACCTCTTAATGTAGATTTGTGGATTTGAGCCGAGATTTGGTTAATCGCTGTAATAAGCGTTTGGTTCCAATCTTTTTGAGTGTAAGGTTGAGCATTTCCACCTAAACGTTTCCATCCATTGTAATCCCATCTCAAGTTCCATGCAGCACCTTTACGTAAATCTCTTAAGATTTCACGGTCGATTTCCGCAGCAACTTGTTCTGATAATAAAGCTGTTAATTCAGCCTCAGCATCGATGTTGTGGAATGCGGCAACGTCTTGAGCCATCTCAGGAGACCATTGTGCTCTTAATTTTCTTTCTGTTACAGAAACAGTAACTGACATAAGGTCAAAAGATACCTCACCAATTTTATCTTCAAACTCTAAGTTTTTGTAGATTTTGTAAGTAGCAGTAAACGCATTGTTAACAGCTGTTGTAGATGAGAATGTAGAACCTGTGTAACCGTCCATTGAACCTCCACAAGTAATACAAACCGGTACTTGTAAATCAACTTCTAAATAGATTTTTCCTTCAGCATCACATACGTTATCGTATTGACCACCACCTGTTTTACTTTCAGGGAAAGCTAAAGTTGAATTATTATTTCCGTATTGAACGATACCTTTACCATATCTTTGAGTAACAACTCTAAATAAGTAAGCGTTATTCACATTAGCAGATGTGTTTGTGTTTCCAGAAACACCTTTGATTGTCAAATCAGACAAGAAAGATTCGTTATCCATTGGTTGACCATCAGGACCGATTAATTTACCAGCTCCGTCAGAAGCAAAACCTGACATAACAACTAATACTTTTCTATAGTTATCTTCAGTATAAGCTGAACCAATTAATTGGTCACCAGCCCAAGCTACAGTAGCAACATTAGCAGTAATAGCAGAGAATTGTCCTTTAGAATAGTCATATAAACCTGGTGGGTCTAATGCTGGTTCATTACCTTCGTAGAATCTATCGTAAAGGTCTTTTGTGTTATTGTAGTCATAACCACTGTTTGGAGTTTGTCCTTCAGTTGCGTTTGGTGCTCCATAAGGTGCGTAGTGAGCTCCTTCAGTTTCATACGCTTGAATGTTTGGTACGAAGTAGAATAATTTACCAATTGGTAAGTTCATAGCTTGTACAGAAACGATGTCGTTAGATAATAATTTAGAGAATACTCTTCTAACAATTGGGAAAACCACTGTTTCAAATGCACCTGTATCAGATGTAGATGATGCTTCGTTAATTAAATACGATGCTTGGTTTTCATATAATTGTGCAACGTTTTCTCTCATGTGACCTTTAAGACCCTCTAAGAATCCTAATTTGTCCCATTTGTTGATTGTGTCTTCTTTGATAACTTTAAGGTGTTTTAACCCGATGTTACCAACTAATCCTGATTCTAATAATGCTCCCATTTTAAAATATTTGGTTTTTAATTTTTATTTATTTATGTTTGATTACCCTAATTTACTCATCAAATCTTTCATTCTCATGAATTGAGGATTCTCGTAAGTTTTTGATTCAATTAAAGTAGCCGATGAACCTGTAGATACAGTTTTTTGAATTTTGTTCTCCACTGATTCACTAATTGATTTTTTAATTTCTGGTGTAGACAATTCATCTTTGATTGACTTGTAAAGATTTTTAGATTCTTTCAAAGTTTCAACATCGTCAAATCTTCTTAAGATATTAATTTTCTCTTTTTTAGTAGTCGAATGTTCAGTGAACAATCTAGTCGCATAAGCTAAGTTTGAATTGAAGATAGCAACTTCGTTAAGTTTTTCTCTGAAAACATTTAACGCTTTTCTGTACTCTTCATTTTTCTCTCTTAACATATTCACCTCTTCAGTAGATTCTTTGTAAACAATATTACGGTTTGGTGTAATACCTTTTCTTAATCCTCTACCTGATTTAGAACCGTTCCCATAAGTGTGTGCAGCTTCTTTAGTTTCTTCCTTTTCGAAAGCTTTTCTTTTCAAAGTATCACCTTTTTTAGTTGTGAAATCTTTATCACCTTTAATGGTTTTAGATTTGTCACCCTTATTCATTCCGTAATCACCTTCTTTAGTTTCCGCTTTAACAACTTTAGAACTTCCTTCCATATTAGCACCTTTCTTATATTCGAATTTTGCCTTTCCGGTACCTACTGATTTTGGCCCTTGTTTTTTGTCTTCTTTAAATCCTCCCGCAGCTTTATCTTTGTATGAGAATTTAGGTCCTGACCCAATACCAACTCCTTTAGGTTTAACTGTAGATTTTGATTCTCTAACAGTTCTTCTTGATTTGTAAGATTCTTCTAAATCTTCTTCTTCTTCTTCTTCTTGTTCGTCCAAATCTTCTTCCTCTTGTTCGTCGAATTCAATTTCAAAGACTACGTCTTCTTCCTCTTCTTCTTCGTCTAAGTCAAAATTTCCTTCGTTAAAAATAGCGTCAATAATTTTGTCAGTGTCCGCATCGTCAGATTCGTCATCACCATCAAAATCATAATCTTCGTCCATTTCTTCTTCGTCCATTTCTTCTTCGTCAAATTCTTCTTCAGACTCTCCAAGCTTGATTAGATATTCATCATCAGATTCATTGTCAGTTAAATGAATGTTATCACCATCTTTTTGAACGATAATACCATCTTCTTCACCCATAGCTTTGAATACTTTAAGAATTTCTTCATCAGACGCTCCAGTTAAATCAATTGGACTTTCATCTGAATCCATGTCCATGTCAAAATCCATGTCCATTTCTTCATCTTCGTCATCATTATCCATATCAACATCTAATTCCATGTCTTCTTCGTCAGAATCCATTTCATCGTCTGTATCAACATCTAATTCAATCTCATCTTCTTCTTGTTCTGATAGAGATTCTTTTACTAACTGATTGATTTCTTCCTTCATCGTTGAAGCAAGTATTCCTTTTGCGTTCTCGGCTATTGCTTCTTCAACTTGTTTCATTTGAATAAGTGCCTCTTGTACTAATGTTTTATTTTCTTGCATGAAAAATTGTTTTAATTTATCTAATAAATAGTGTTATAATTTAAAAAAGATTAAATTATTGTAGTAATACGTATGAAATTTTTTGATACATAATATTTCTAATTACCATATCCCCCTGATTGGCAATCCAATTTGTAACCGATTCAAAACTACTGTCCCACACATAATATTGTGTTGTAGAATTTCCCGATGAGATATCTGTCACCACAAAACAGCTAGTAATTCCTGAAACATTAATAATGGGTGTTACTGAAGATGTTGATAATTGATTAATACTTCTAATGTTTTCCCCTGTATTCTCACAGTATGAAACACAATTGGACCAAGAAGAGGTCTCAATAAATAATTGTTCAGAGTCTTGTCCTGACCCTAAGTTTGCGGTGAATATCATAGTTTCTTTTACTATAAATATATCTAAAACAAAAAAGTGGTCCTATTGGACCACTTTTGTTAAATTGGTTGATATAAACCAATTATTCAATAACTTCATCAATCTTACTTTCAGAGACTGCAGTAATTCTCCACTCATGAGTGAATCCTTCATACTTCTTTGTAACTTTAGCCTCAACATCTGTTACTGAGTACCCTTCTACAAGTTTCTCTTCTCTAATCTTTTTAATTTTACCTGTATTCTCATCAGGTAAATCGTACTGAATTTTTGCTACGAAATACTTTTCTTCCATGTGTTATTTTATTTTCCTAAAAAATCGTTTAATTTTTTCATTAAGTCAACTGACTTCTCAACATAGGTGTCTTTTTGTTTGTATTTTTTTTCTTCTTCTAAATTTTCTTCGTACTTGTCTCTATCATCAGCATTTGAAAATAAGTAAGCCCCCGGTGTAGATGGTGACGATACTAAGTCAAAACAAATTAATTCAAAGTCATCTTGAACTTCATTTCTTTCACCAACTTTCTTAAGTGAACCAACCCCACGAGAAGAAATACCTAAAGTAACTCCTTGTCTCATTAAATTTGCTGCTTGGTCACCCTTAGTTGAAACGATACCTCTTTCATGGAATCCCGGAGAAGTTAATAATTTAAGTTTCCCCATCAATATATTTCTATCCCACCATACTTCAGTAATGATGTGTGATACACGGTCTAAATCAATTAGAGACGATTCAGGGTGATTTAACTCAGAAGTGGACAAACCCTTATCAATTGCAATTTTATAATTGTCGGCCTCTCTTTTCAATATTCTTTCAGGGTATGTTCTCCCGTTTCTATTAGGTGTGTCGTATTTTTGTAAAACAGCGTAAAATTCAAATGGGTTTCTATAATCCATTTCTTTAGCTTCTCTCAAAACCTTTTCATTATGTTTGTCTTTAGGTGATACCCAACCTGCGTCAGCCTCAACTAATATACCATGTCCGGTTTCCGTTGCTTCTAATATTCTTAATTGTTTCATTTATTCTTTTTAAGATAAATATATCAATTGTGATAGTTTGTTAATTTAGTTCTTTTTTTGTTGTTGAAAAATCAAAGTATTTGTTTGTTGTGATATTATCGTTGAATACCGATTGGACAATTGTTTTCACAGATTCTTTAATCTCCGGACACTTAAAGTCCAATTCATTTGTTGTGTATAAGTTAATTTCTAAATTGAAGAATGATTTTTTACCGTGTGATATTCCACTCGTTCTTAGGTCTAAATCAACAATACTTTTATCTTGAAATATATTTGTGTTTATTGACTTAAACACCGAATGTTTTATTTCCCTACCCAAATTAGAGACTACTCGGTTCCAATTATCATAGTCGTCTTTTGGTGTGACCCATGATTGGATATTTATGTAAACTGATTTTAGATTCTTTGAGTCTACCGTCCCGTAGACCGATTTAATTGGATTGTATAAATTTAGTTTTACACTCTTTCCCTTTTTCATTAATGTTTTTCATTATAACTGTTTATTGGTTGTAAGGAAATTATAATAAAAATTATAGGTTATGTCAAAAAAAATACACATCCCAACATAATTTTATGTTAAAATGTGTATTAATTAATAACGTTTTTATCGAATTAGATAGATTCCTCTAAACTCTTTAACTTTAGAAAATTCATTTGGTCAAATTTCTCAACCTTTAATCTATCAATAGTTTCTGAGATTTTTGTTTTGATTTCAAACTCATTCTCATTTTCTAAAATGGTTTCAAGTTTGTTAATTGTATTCTCACGTAGTACCTCAAATTTATTTTCAAGAGTTTTAGTATCTTCAGAAATTAATTGGAAAAATTCTTTTTTGGATGCCTCATCTAAATTATCAATATACCCTCTTAAAGTTTGATTAGCGATACTAACCATAGATTTAATTGGTATGTTGATTGATTCTTTTACAGTTTCTTTTTTTGATGTTAAAACTTTGATAATATTTTTCTTAGCATTAACTCTTTCAAGTAAATTCAAATTTGTTGAATTAATTAAGGTGTCTAAATCAGAATATTTATTATCCACAGATTCTTTAATGCCCACCGGTAATTTAATCGTTGGTAAGATTCTATTTAACAAACTAATACCTTCCTCTAAAAATTCCTTAGCATCTTGTTCTGATAAACCTTGAGGTGTACTCAATTGGTCATATAAAGCATATGCCTTAGACATAGATTTATTATTCAAAACATTATGTTTGAATTCTCTCAAAGATTTTTTAAAGTCTACTTCATTACTGTACGATTCAAGTAGATTTTTTTCAATTATGGATTTTACGTTTCCGAAGGTCATTGTGATTAGTTTTATTACATAAATACTACGAATTCAATAACTTATTCAATTGTTTTGACATTTCTCCTAAAGATTCTTGTCCATGACCCAAATTAATCATTTGAGCCCCCTCAATTAAATTATTTTCAACCAAAATATTTAAGTGGTTTATTCTTGATTCAGGCGTTACTTCTGCCTCTCCTCCTGCCGGTGGTGGTGCAACTGATTCTTCACCTGCCGGTATTTCTTCTCCACCGCCTAAATCGGCAGTTTCAAATCCTCCACCTCCACCAAACGATGGTGTTGGTTCTGATGTTTCAGTAGATGCGGTAGTTGCCGTAGCCCCTGATGGATTACCATAAAGTTTATCAATATTATCAAATAAACCTGTTTTGGTAATAACCGTTGCGGTTGCTTTAAGTTCTTCACCAACAGCTCTCTCAATTCTTTGTTGTTGTAAATCCAAACGAACTTCTTCATCTGACCATCCAAAGATATGTTTCTTAGCCCATGTAGATGAGGTCGCCTGAATTCCGTTACCAGGGTCGGACACCAAATCTTTATATAAAAGAACTTTTTCTTTCCAAACATCAATTTTTAATAAGTCTGCTTGTGTTGAAGGGTTTGATAAACCTAATGTAAAGTTATCTAATTCATCTTCAAACCCAAGTAAAAATAAGTGTACGATTGCAATTTTATTTAGTTCTGCAATCATACTTTTTTGAATTCTATTAATAGTTCTTGCGAAACGAATATCTTGTAATGATAAATTTTTACCATCACCCACAACTTCTTCAAACCCTAAAAACGCTTTAGGAACACGAAGAGCCGTTAATAATTTCTTTTGGATGTATTCAATATCGGCAATCTCAGAAAGGTTTGTCGCTCCCGGTAATGTCGTAATTGGGTCCGGAGCCGCAGGGTCTCTTACCGGAATGAAATAATCTTGGTCAACCGCCATTTGATTGAATCTCATATCCACGTTACCCGTTTTATTGTCAACAACTTGTTCTCTTTTGAATTTGTTTGCAACACGATTAACGTAAGCTTCAACATCATCATCGTTCATATTACCCACAAACACCTTAAACATTCTTCTTTCAGGTGCTCTTGATGTACGATAAATTAACATCGCATCTTCAGATAATAATAATTGTTTCCAAATTCTTCTAGCCTTTTCTAACATAGAAGTACCATACGGAAGTTTTCGGTCATCACCTAACAATCTAAAGTGACCAATCTCCCATGACTGAAATTCCATGTTTTTATTCTTCCAAGTAAAATGAAGAGCCTTTTTGTCTTTATCTACTTCATGAGTAATGTCAGTTGAAATTTTTGCACTTACACCGACCTCATGACGTTCAATTTCAATCGTAGGTAATTGTTGAACCCCTACGATACCCTTTTCAGGGTCTAATTTCAAATAAATAAAGTTATCACCATACTTACAAGTGTTTCTTGTCCACATTGGTAAATTGGTGTTAATATCAAGTGAATTGTTAAATAAATCCGCCAATACTCCTTTAATCCTTTTTGATTCGGAATAAATTTGTAGAATAAATCCATCCTCATTTGTCGTTGTAGATTCTTCGGCGTAGATATCTAACGCCGCTGATATCTCAGGAGTATACTCCATTGACTCGTAATCGTATTGTGCGGATAACCTTGATGGTTCGTAATAAATCGCTTGTGAATATAAGTTATTCTCAACTTTAGCCCATTGGTTTGTTAAGTAATAGGTTTGTTGTGCCTGTAACTTTTCTTTTTCGTATTCACCTTTATTGTTGGTACGTAATAATTCCTTCTTATCAA